AGGGAAGCGTGGGAGTAGTGTTAAATCCGCTAGTAGTTCGTCGATTACTAAGAGCGGTCCGAAAAGCCACAAAGTGGCGGCTAAGGCCAAAGGCAAAGGTGCCAGTGCGGGACCCGACAGTCCCGCCAAACCCGGTGTAACTCCGGCCACCGTTCCCAAGGTGGTGCGCGCTAAGACGCGTCAGTTTCGCAGAAAGCATAGTGTCAGTGCTAACCAACTTAAGGCACTCCAGCTCAGATTTCCTGAGTGGGAGTTCCACTTTGGCGATGGTCATCCTCACGACCACCCTATGGGGGCAACTGAACGTGCAATTTGTGAGACTTTATTGGTGGAGCAGATAAGCTCGCGGTTTGGAACCGATGTCTCTATCACAGACATTGGTGGGAACGCTAACAGGCATGCAGCTGAAAAGCGTCTCAATATCCATTCCTGCAACCCAATACTCAGTTCAAGCGATGTACTTCGCCGCAGCCGGTATACGGCCGACGCTAACTATTGCTCCAAGAAAGCCTTGGATTGTGAAATTGTACCCGACGTTTACATGTCGGTGCACTCCATCTACTATATGACTCAGATGGAGGTCCTTGAGACAGTTTACAGAAGCAAGAAAAAGTGTCTTTACGCGGTAGCACATCGGTTCGACAACCTCTACGGCTCAATGCATGACAACGGAGACTATCCCGAGTCAATGTACGAGACGTCCGTTCGTGCAAACAAACTTGTTGTTAGCATGCAAGTGCGGGGCAATTTGACCTCGTACACTCACGACCCATGTCATTGGTTAACCAGTACGTACTTCCAGTGCGGAAAGAGAGCCATTGCTTGGGAAGGCCGGCCTATTGGCGATAGTTGGATGTACTGCTTCACTGTGGTGCCCGACGAACTCGTTGGTTCCATTACGGTGGACTGCGAGATGCCAATGTCGTTGCTCACTAGTTTGAAACGAAGCGACCATCACGGCAATGTCAGTGGTGTGTTATCTTTGGGGGATGAGACTTCATTCAAGCCGATGCTTGATGTTCTGAAGTTTAAGACCTCAAAGATTAAAAGCTTTGGATCTTACATGTGGCTTAGCAATGAGTCGGAGAAATTTGTTCTACTGCCTAAGGGGTTGGTCGAGCAAGTGGCCCTCAAAATGGTGGGTATTTCTCGCGATAAGGCTGGTCTGAAGAAGTGTTTAAATGCAATGCAAACCTTGGTTAGATCGGAGAAGATTTCCATACCGAACAGTATGCGTCTGGATTGCTGTATCTACGGATCAGCGATGGCTTTCGTCCTCTGTTTGGAAGATGAGATCACTGTTTTCAACAGACTCTGCAGACCGAGCCGACTTATTCTCTATGAACAGTTGGATAGAGTTATGTCCCTGCGTCCATTCACCAGCGTGTTGGATTGTGTGCCGTTTTGCGGTTCCAACATGCACCTCTCCGAATTCGACGGTGGAGAGGTGGACCTACAAGTTGGGTCGGTGACCGTGGATTCATACGAACGTGATAGGTCCTCTCAACCAGGACCGACATTCGACGCTGCTCTGGCGTGGCCTAACGGTCTCCCAGGCGTGGAGAGTGGTAAAGAGTTGAAGAACACCAGACAAGGAGCTAAAATGTCCAGAGTTGATCGTGTAGAGATTGAGCCTAAGTCTCAATTCCATGCGATAGCTACGACTTTTTCCAACTACATTCCCGTAGTGCCATATTCATCCATCAATAACGAGGTGGTTGCTTTGGCCAACCGGGCACTGATGGAAGTCCCTGAGCCTATCGCTGAGCTCTGGGAATACGTCAAGATGTGGGCGATCCGTGAAATTGTGAGGTTTCAGGAAATCCCGCATGATGATCTGGAGCGTGACCTTCACAAGTGGAACGATCGTTTCCCTAATGGGAGAAGGAAGGCACAGTTAGCTGCCTGGGAGACTCTAAAGACAGAGCCTCTACACAAGGGAGATTTCAAGAGGTCATTGTTCGCCAAGCGCGAACTGACCATGAAAGGGGGCTTGGAGCCGGAGGATTTCGATCCACGCGCTATCCAGGCAAACGAAGACAGGTTGAACGTTTCGTTCGCTCCGTTCGTTTACCAGGTTTCAGATCAGCTCAAGAAGCTATGGAACAGTGACTACAAAATCACGTACACCGCAGGAATGAATGCGGAGCAAATTGGTCAATGGAGGGCCCAATTTGGTGATGAGGATGTTACAATACTGGAGATGGATGAAAGCAGATACGACGCGCACCAGGGGAAGCAAAGTTACGAGCTTTTCCAAAAAGTCCTCGACAGATGCAACCAGGCCGAGTATGGTCAGGTAGCATTTGCCTCTACGTCTATGAAGAAAATTCAGGGCTACAGCTCGCATGGCGTCAAGTATTCAGTTGATTACACGATGACCAGCGGCTCGCCGACAACGTCGGTGAGCAACAGCTTCCTGAACGGAATCAAGACGTGTTATATCTTGGAAACTTTCGGAATCACTGATTACCGAATCCTTGTGCACGGTGATGACAACATTGTCGTCATTAGGGGTCTCATGTCTCAAGAACGACAGTCTGAGCTTGAGCGTTACATTATGGACACCAACAAATCGTTGGGTTTCACTACGAAGTTGAAGATTTCGAGTGAATGGCATGATGTAGAGTACTGTTCATCTCTTTTCTGGCCTGTGGAAGACGGTTTCGTCTTGGGTCCAAAGATCGGTAAGCGTTTGCCGAAGATTGGATTCTCTCTCCGCAAGCTGGACAAGGGTGAAGTAAAGGGTATGCTGTTAGGGCTACGTGTCGAGGCTGGTTACATACCGGTTATTGGCGCGTTCGCGAAGCATCAGTTGGGTTTACTGAAGAAAACAGTAAAGAAGGAATTCACGGATAGCCGGGCCATATATAAAAGTCTGTGCAGTGAGTACCATCGCCCATCTGAGGACACCTTGGCCTTTTTCGAGGCAAGGTACGGAATAACAGCCCGTGAGGCGGAGGAGCAATTGCTCGCTGTCTTGTCGAAGAATCTGACCGACTGTGTGGACTACAGTCTGTTGGAAAGCTTCACCAAAAAGGACCTCTAAGAGAGGTCGTCCTGGCGGAAAAATAAAAATAAAAATAGAAGCTTGTATATTCATGGATTTCACTACTAATTACTGTGGAATGTACTGGTCCGATGGGAAATTTCAAAGTAGTGTTAGTGACGGAACTTCGGTTCCCGTCAACGCGCTGGACTTGCAATGCAAAGTCCATGACGCGGACTACCACTTAGCTTCGACGTTGCGTAACAGAGAGCAACGCATGGAGGCTGAGCGTGTCGCGGATGATAAATTTCACCAAGGCACTAAAAGTTTAGGCTTGAGGGGCAAACTCTACGGAGCGCTCGTCAAGAATGGCAACAAAGTGTTACGCGCGGCTAAGAGGGCTATTCACCGTTACGACGGAGAGGTAGTTCCTGAGCCCGCTAAAGTCACAGAAGTGCCGGTTCGCACGCCTGTGCGTACTGGTAAGGCCAAGTGGGACGCGACGGAATACGTCGAAGCCTTCGTTTATGACCCGCGGCATCCAAGCAATGTCGTGGTCAGACCGGCCCAGAAGCCGGTGGCTGCGAAAGCGCCACAAACGAAAGCGAAAGTCGCCACCACGGAGCACAACAGACCAATAGTGCTTCGTGACCCTGAACTGCTCGACCGACACAGCCGAGACTACCAAAGACCATACAAACCACTCAAGAAAAAGAAAATAAAGAAAACTGAGTCGTTAATTAATTTGCATAAAAAGTACAACCCTC